AGAGTGTAGTTCATGATTAGAGTGAATGAGTGTTAGTTAGTGGGGAAGTTGGTACAGACTGCATCACATAACAATGCTACAAGTTCTTCACTACCTTTACCACACATATCATCAACAATGTTCTCAATGTCCTCCATTAGTTGTTCTCGTTGCATCAACATTTCAAGATGAGGATTAGGAGTGAAAGTTTTCATTTGTTCGTGAAGATAGGATTTGATTAGTGACATAATCACCAACGAGTTTGAATCAGTGCAGAGTTGAAAAGTTGTGGTTCTAGGTGCATATCAGTCACCTCATACTTATAACCCTCAATACGATTCTCAACCTCTTTTTTGAACGATTCTGTGTTAATGTAGGACTTAGATTGCGTTTTTCCGCAGAATGTAACCGTTTTATACATCAGGCGTTCGCTGATAGTTCCGTCAGAATACTTAACGGGGTAGAAGTCAACTACCATGTGAGCGCCGTTTGCTGTGAGTTGCATGTTTTGTTAGTTGGTTGTCCTTACACTATTGAGACAGTTTAGAAGCTTCAGTTATTGTAACGCAGCATTCACTCCCATAACTTTTGCATTAGGATTACGTGATTTTGCTGTTTGAATAGCATCGCTAGAATTTGAGGCATGAACTTCTTCATTAAAGACTTTGCCAGAACTATACAATTTAACTTGCCATTTCATAATGACATTGCCTCATCGAATGAACGGATTGATCCTCTCCATGCTTGCATAGTTTTACGGGAGTTAATGTAATCCCATCCAGCATCTTCGGCATCTATGTAACGAACATACCTTTGACGGAATGTTTTATAATGATGACGAATCACTCCATCATCTCCCATTTTGCTGGATGAATACACCCATACATTGTAATCATACTTGCCCAGATTGACCTGAACTGGTGAATGATTGCTGCCTTTTTTGATCATTGTAATAAAAAAATTTGTGGAGTTTGAATCAAAAAGGGTTAGACCATGACTCATACTTCTTCATGGTGATGTAACCCTCACGGCACAATTCATCAGTGAAGATGCCCCATGCCTCACGTTTTGCGACCTTATCTGTTGATCCACTTACCATCCAATTGTAACGGAATTGATCAAGTGCTTGTGCTTTGGTGATGGTTCGCATGATGGTTGAGTTGTCCTTACACTATTGAGACAGTTTAGAAGCTTCAGTTATTGAAAGTCACCCATGATTTTCCATAAACTCATCAAGAGTATAATATTCTCCAGTTGATGTTTCTTCTATTAATTCTTCTATTGAATAACATTCTAAATTCAGTTGATATTGTTCTACTGTATCATCTACTTCGGGGTCAAAGTCATCATGAATTAGATAATCATATTCATGAACCAGTGCATCGATTAATTGTTGTTTAGTGTATTTTTTATCAAACATTAGCGAATCTCCCGTTGTTGAAGTTTGCATGTGAGAATTGTTCACGGTTGACGAGTTTGAACATGCCATAATTGTTGATCTTGACATAACCTTCGCCACCACATTGACGATCTCCAATGTATGCACTAGGTCCATTATTACGCATCAAGAATAACATGTCATCTTTGATAGACTTGATCAAGAACCAGTAACTAATCAAACGAGAGTTGTTGAATGTTTCTGGCACAACTTCACGACCTTCACGAATACATTTGTTCAGTGATACTTGAAGCTCTGCTGCTTCTTTCTTGTCGGCAAATGTCACCAACTGTGCCATCTGTCGTGCAAAACCAACAATCTCATCAAAATCTTCATAGACTTGCCAACACTTAGGTTGAACAAACTTACAAGACTCAGTATCATTGAAGATTTCAATATCTACCATGTCATTGATGACATAGGCATCTTTCATGTCACCATCAGTTGCATACAATGTGTGAGGTGCGATGACAATGTTTTGATGAATTACTTCATCAAAAATATAAGTAATCGTATTGGGGCAAAAAGTATCATCACCACCAAACCCAATAAAATCACCTTGAACAATCCCGTCGAAACTAGGAAGACAATCAAGGCAATGGTGTAATATATCAGCAACATTGCCAACATGATTAACATCAATGTCAGAATGTGTTTCATTAATCTTGATAAGTTTCTTATTAAAGACCGATTTTGTACCAACAAAGAATCGACCCGTCTGCGGATTCGTACCCCATACAATCGCAGGAGCGCCATCGATCTTCGCAGAGATTTCACCATCAGAAAGGAACCAATCAAGGACAGAAAGATCACCCGTCAGAATAGAATCTTCAGGATGTTGGAGATGAGTGTTCTTCATACTATAGGGACACTTTAGAAGCTTCAGTTTAATTAAATTGGAAGTTTTGCTACAGATTTACCCTTACTATGCTTGTCTATAAAGTTTATTGCAGACTGACGATTGCGACAGACTTTAAGAACCTTTGTCTGATGTACCACTGCTAGTTTAGTATCACTTCCCGCAATAGGCACAGCAGCATACATCAATGGATCATCATATTTTCCAACAATAAACCCTTGCTCTACAGGTTTGGGATTAAGAATGTCTCTCTTGGATTGTGTTAATTTCATTTACGAATCTCACTTTCTAATTTCACTGATTGCTGGCATTCCTTGACGGAAACCATTCCCTGTGGGGAAATGATGGACACTTCAATCAACTGGCACACTCTTCACTCATAAACAAATAGAGTGCCAAATCTCTAGTTTTCGCACTATTTTGATGTCCTGATCCAATAGATCTAGCAGTATCAAAAACACGACCTAAAGATCCTTTATCATCACTCGAATAATCTATATTTTTTGAGTGTATAAAATCTACATCAAAACATTGAAATTCCCCATAAGACTTCCATGGATTATATTGAGACAACCCCCGAATCTTAACAAGGGCTAAATTTATAGAGTCGCAATCATTGGTGTTAGATGACTTAGATACAATAAGAGATATATCTCCAGGTTTAAGTGTGTAGTTATTAGTACCATATCCAAGCATACTTGAAAGTTTTCCGGTTTTGAAAAGATCATGATGTGTAAATTCACAATCTTCTGGGGGTTGATAGATGCGAATGTAAACGTTGGGATTCATAATTAACGACGAATTTCACTGATAGCGGGTTGACCTTGATTAAACACAACATCAACAACTGCCTGAACTTTCTTGGCAGTGCTGATGCCAACTCTGTCATAAGTTGGGATGCAAACTAAACCAAAGGTCTTAGACTTGTCACCCAATCTAATCACACGACCAATAGACTGACTGATGCCAATGTAGTCCATGTTCCGCATGAAAATAACAGCTTCAAGACCACTCACGTTAATACCCTCAGACAGAATAGAGTGGTGAAGAACAACAAATTTCTTGGTCTTGTCCTTGCCCCAAGTATTCAGTGTGTCAAAGAATACGTCGCGATTGACTTTCTTACCATCAATGATTGCACCTGTCTTCGATGTAATCGTCATCCAAGAGTAACCACGTTCAGCAAGTTGTAGGCAGAAATCTGAATGAGTGAGAAGATTGATGATTTGCTTTGTTGTGCGAGCACAAATCAAAGTCTTGTCGATGTCGTTGTCATCGATAGTCTCAATCAAGTTGTCACAATCATCAGCAAACATCACCTTGCGACCTTTAACCATAGGCAATTGTTTGACTACAACTTTAGGAGGGAGAATGTAACCCTGTTCAACTAACTCAGGAGCAGGAACATTACACAGAACCTGACCATAAACAGACCAATTCATGCCTGGTTTAGTGGCAGCAAGAGAATGTTTAGGTGTTGCAGTAAAGAAATAGCAACGATTTGCTTCATTAGCAAAGAACTCAGTCGCAGGAAAGAAGTTCTTCTTTACACTATTGTGTGCTTCATCAAAATAGATGTTGTCAACCTCAATATCTGCCTCCATGACACGATGCAAAGAATTGTATGTGGTGAAGATGATACAATTCTCACCCATAGTGCGAGCACAATTTGCATACACGGCAATCTTTTCTGCTTTAGTAGTGCTGACGTGATGTGTTTCACCACTGTGAACGTGCATCACATGCAAATATGGGTCACTATTGTTAGGATCAATGACCTCCATAAATTCAGAACACAGTTGCTCTGCCAGCAAAATACGCGGAGAAACAACAACAGTTGTCACACCACTATTGCAACGATCCATAGAAGATTTTGCATCCATTATCATCGTCAATGTTTTACCACCACCAGTGGGAACGATCACCTGACCTTTGTTGTAGTTTTGCAGACGATCAATGATGCGTTCCTGATGTGGACGAAGGGTCAGAGTCATCAAAGGAGTATCAGTAATATTGGGACAGTTTAGAAGCTTCAGTTAATTTAACTGACCATTGCATCTAATAATGGGTTTTTAATTGTTTTTTTGAATATTTTCTCTCCATCACGATTAAGATCAAATAAAATGTAATTTCTATTTGTATGAATAGCACTCCTACCCACAGTACCTGATCCAGCACATGGATCTAGAACGATTGAATTTTTATTACTGAACATACGCAATATTCGATTTAATAATGCAATAGGTTTTTGAGTTGCATAATCTAACTTTTCATTTCCTTGAATTTGTTTAATGTCATTCCATACATCTTTAACAGGGATTCCATCCATTTCATCCAGATACTTTTTAACTCTAGGAATACCTGTATTTGAAGAATACTCTAGTCTATTATCATCATGAAGCATCTGCATTCTTTCTTTTGATATATGCCATTGGAGATGATTACCATTCCATTCATATCTTAAATTAGGACGAGATACAACGTTTGGTTGACGATTAACAAGTGCAGATGTGTTATATTTCTTTTTGCGAAACTTACAGATCTTTGCTTTGTTTATTGTATCTTTATCATATTCTTTGTGCTCTGGATTATAAATTGATTCTTTACCTTTTTGATAGACAATAATCGTATCATGATTGCGTTGCAGTTGCTTTTTAGATTTGTGATTACCACCAGAAATCCATGCAATCTCATTCTTGAATTTATTTTCACCAAATACATCATCAAGGACAATACGAATATGGTGAGAGATCTTGGGTTCTACATGAACAACAATATTACCATAATCAGTTAGAACTCTATGGCACTCCTGCAAAAGAGGACGCATTAATAACTCTCGATAATCTACACTAGATTTAAATCTATCATCAAAGTGATAAAAGTCTCTACCAGTACAATATGGTGGATCAATATAAATTAAATCCACAGAGTTTGCATCAACTTCTTTTAGAAGTTCTCTACTATCACCAATTGTATATTCATTTAGCATTATTTAAAGAAACCAGAACTTCTTTAGCACAACCAGTGTACTTTCTACGAATAGAAGCAGGAACAGAACCTACACAATATCCAGGCATATTAGTATCTTCTAATTCACTACTAGGAATAGCAAGATACTCCCACTCAGAAATATCTTCATGACCTTTAGGGACAATAAACAGTATAACATCAAAAGAGTCTACTGCATAGCGAACTTGTCCATTTTTAGACCCAGCAGTTGCATTTTTACCTGTAGTTCTTCTAGTTTGTTCCATGTGTAGAGTTTTTCCACCACGAAACTTTACTTGTATTCTTAAACCTTTATCTGATAATCTATCATACTTTTCTTGCTGTCCCTCATTATCATCAGGTGATTTATCATTTTCAATTTTACATTCTTCACGCAACCATTGTGGTGCAATAATACGCTCAGTTGGAAAAGCAAGAAATTTACCAATTTCTCTTGTGTCACCTTCAGTAATGAGTTCTTCAAAACCAAGAGCAACGATTTCCGAAAGTTTAGAAACTCCCATCGGTGATCTCCTTAAAATAGTAGTTTAACAGAATGAAGACCGCCTGTCAACAAAAAACAACCTTAAGGATACAAATATACTTAAGGTTGTTTTAGGAGTCTTGTAGGAGGTCTCAGACACTACTGAGACACTTTATAAGCTTCAGTTTACTTTTGGTACTCACTTGCGGGTTTGTTCTTACCCTGCCTAATATCTTTAATAAGTCTATCCCCAGTTCTTTGTAGTTTCTGCCTTTCAGTTCTATTAAGACCACTTGCTTTTTTTGGTTTATAATCAGGACTCACTTTCTTTTCACTCTTTTTAGTTAAAAGTTGTGATGCAGTTGGTGTTGGTTTCTTTTCAGGTGTAGATGATCCAGTTTTCTTTGCTGCTGCTCTTGCTTGTGCTGCTTTTTTACGTTCTGCTTTTACTTTATCAGCATATGATTGTTTAACTTCGGCAGAACCTCTTGCTTTTTCTGGTTGTTGTACTCTTGTAGATGCTTGTTTTTGTTGACCAATATCTTTTCTGTCTTTATATGATTTTGCAGGAACCATTTTACCACCACCCGCAGATTTCATTCTACGTTTTTCGGGTTCACTTTTACGTCTATCAGCACCAACTCTTCCACCTTCACCAGTTTTTTTAATTTGACTGCGTGACATTACGTCAGAATCATATGCTTCTGTCATAAATTGGGAAAAAGTTTTCATTTTAGAAAGCAAAAAATCTCCTATTATTTAGAATAATAGGAGATTTAAATTAAATTAGATTTCTTCTTTCTCTACTTCCTTTTCTTTAGTTACTTTAGGACCAACTTGAACTCTCCCAGTTTCATAAAACCAAGAAACTCGCTCGCGCCTTGCTTTAAGAAGCATATCATATTGTTCTTTTTGGTCTTTAGTGAAACGAAAATCTTGACGACGCCAAGTTTGCTTCAATTCTTGAAGATGAGACAGCACGTTTACAGTTTCTGTAGGAAAATTCATTTCAGTAGTCAATGTTGGAGTTTAGGTATTCGTTCATATTGAAATTATTACTTTCTTCAAAGAGTTCAGTAAAATCAGTTTCAACATGATCAAAGTTTTCAAGTTCTTCAATGTCTGAATAATGATCCATCGGTTTTGTGTCTCTACAATAATAAGACACTTTAGAAGCTTCAGTTTTTTTCATATATCAAAAATTTAAATTTCTCTAACAAATACGTCCATATCTTCTAAATTTTTACCATATTTGTTTTTTCTTGTATAAACATATTTTAAATCTTTCCATTGATTAGGAAAACATAATACAAGTGTATGAATATATTTGTGTCTTTCTTCGGTAGTATATTCGCAATTGGGTTTTGGTTTTACCCCAGTCTCAATTGTAATATATTGCTCATCACAAAAATATACCCAACCCTCAAGATTAGTGTGTTTGGAATTCCACTTAACATAATCATCAATTTGAGGAATGTATTTCATGAGAAAGCAGACATTAAAGGATTGAGATTAAGTTGCATTGCCGTATATGGACTAGTATTTGATATATCTACCTCCTTTCCGCACTTGGTGTGGTTAATAGGTGCTGAGTAACACCCTTTTTTTGTGTTGTAGAATCCCCAAATACACTTTGCCACAGCGCCACTGTTGTAAGAGAATTGAGAATGATTGCAAGTCCAAATAGAAACAACATTTTTTTTGAATTGCTCAACTTCATATGTGTATCCTTCAGGTGGATTGTGAGGAAAATTTGATGGTAGTTCTAAATTAGTCTTTAACATAATATTAGTAAATTTTATGTAGTAAACTCCTCAATAATTTTGGACTCAAGATCTTCTGCAAGTGCATATGTACGTGAATTGAGAATATTTTCACGAAGATGTGCATAGAATTTTTGATTAAAATCTCCTTCATCTGCATCTGTAATGAGATCAAAGCACTCATTATCATTCTCTGCGATTACATTCCATAGACCACCATATTCACTAGATGGAAATGGAATATAGTGATCAACAATGTAGAAAAACTTTTGTGCCATTTGTGTGTTTAAATTACTCCTCAATTTTAGTTTATTCAACAAGATTAGTCAACCATCTTTCTAGTTCATTCAGAATAAAACTCTGCAAGATAATAATCAACTGTAACCTCTAGTCGCTCTGCTTCAGATTCAATTTGAATCCAAAACTTTTCTGCAACAGATTCGAGTTCTTTTTCAGTCATTTTGAGGTGGTTTGCTGATGAAACGATCAAATAATTCAATTCTATATCCCTCTTTTAATGCTTGAATGATAATATTATCATAAGAATGTGAGAAGAGGGGTATGTGACGATGAAGAAGATAGTCCTCACAATCTTCAGATAGTGCTTCTTTTTGTTCGTGAGAAAAATCCTCTAAATCAATCATTGGGTACAATCTCCTGATGTTTTTCGAATGCCAAATAAGAACAAATCAATCTCACTTTCACGGCAAGATTTTTTTGACTCATTGTGCATATAAGTTCTAGGTGGAGATGTATTTATTACCGTTGGAGGAACAACTACAGGACCAGAATTTGATGGTTGAAATGATGGAGGATAATATACAGGTTGAGCAAAAACAGGAGTAGCTAAAAATACCGAAAAAGGAATAGTTAGAATAAAATTGATTTGATTCATAATAAAGATTTAAAGAAAATTACCTTGCACAAGATGCTCTATCGAGTGCAACACCACCTACGACACCAAGTGGTATTGACCATGCATAAGCATCCTTTTTAGAAACTAATGCAGAAACTCCACCACCAATGAGACCAGATAATAGTCTACCATGACGATTGCAAGTTCTTTTTGATACTGTATTGTGTTGGGGAGAAGAATACTGCCTGTTACTAAGTTGGTTACAAGAAACTTTTTGACGATTTCTTTTAACATGACCACCAATATACTTACCTGAATTATCGTAATAACCAGGAAGATATTGTTCTGATGTCTGATGACATACAGATTCTTCATATATTCTTACTTCTTGAGCATAAGATATGCTAGGAATAAAAATAAATGCAGAAAGTAGTAGTGATTGCAATCTCATGAGATCAATTGATCAATTGTTTAGATACTGTGCTTACGTTACTGGTACACTTTAGAAGCTTCAGTTTAATTGTTTTTTGGAGATACTGGAGTCCACTCATATCCAAAAGAAGGATCTTCTTTTGATTGTTTACGAACTTTTTTCATTTCTTTCATTTCTGCTTTAATCATTTGAAATGCATCTTCAGGACTTAATTTCTTTGCCATCTCCATGGCAGTAATGATTTCTACTCTTGTACCAAAATGAGACAATGCTTTTTCAAAATCATTTAATTCTTCATACATTATTGATCTCCTGATTTTTTACGTTTTGAATTGCTAGAAGAGTTTCTAGTGGAATCCATGCTGGATTTTCTTTTGCAAACTGAACTTGAACTTCTGTTATTTTTCTTTGAAGTTGACGATTCCAAGTTTCTCTTGTGTTTTTTACGGGACTCAAAGGATTCTCCATCTTTATTTGTTATATTACATTTTTTAGGTTTTAATTTATACCTATCTAAGTATTTTTGTAAGTGTTCTTTACATACAAAATGACATATCATGTCACCATTTTCTAATCTCCATGGAAATCCTTCTTTATGATGAATATTCATATGAATGATAGTCTTAACTAAAACCTTTTGATTGTTTTACATCAAGTACTTCTACATGAGATAGAAATTGTGTAGGTACTTCAAACCATCTAGATTGAACTAATTCCCATGAAGGATAGTGTTCTAACTGACCATTAGAAAACACAATGTTATATGTGTGGCGATCATATGGAGCATTAGAAGTCTGTTTGAAATACCTTTTATCGGTAGGATGAATTACTTGTGTCATTTGAAAAAATAATGAATTTGAATTAAATTGTAACTATTACGTCCAACGTTTGGTTTTTAAATATTTCAGAACATCTTGACGAATATCCATCAACTCATTATAACATCTTTGATTGTGAGCACAATCTCGTAAAGATGCATCTGGTTTGATTACAGACTCAATAAAAATATCGAGTCCACGATTCCATTTCTCTTGTTTAGATTCACTGTCCTCAATGCTGTTCTGATCTCTCATTAAACACTCCAAATTCATTCTTACTAATTAGTCAATCAAATTACTTCCCAGTGATCATCTGATGATTCATTAATCCAAAAAAAGTAATTACCACTAATTGAAGCAAGAAATACTCTATCGTTCTCTCTTTTTTCAATACGACAAGAATGAAGACCATTCATAAGATTAGCAAATCTATTCTTTGCCTTAGAGGACTTAGGTTTAACACAAAGGAATTGAGTCTTAGTAATAATAGCCATAATTTGATTAACCTTAGCAAAGAGATTCTAATTGGTTTTTGAGATGTTGTCAAGAGGTAAGAAAAATCTTTCTTTAATCTCTTTAGTTTCTTAGTTTTAAGATTGAATAAAACAATCCACACGAGAGTAGTCTAAGACCCTCCAGAAGCGTTTATTGCTATTTCCCTTTAGATTCCCCCATAAAATGATTTTAGACGTGTTAGAGTTCATATATGGGGGTTCTGATTCAATGGAAATTGAGTTTTCAGTAGTTGACATTAAAAGTGTCTCTGGTATAATTAAAACACTTTAGAAGCTTCAGTTTTGTTAAGTTAAACCTTTAAGCAGATAAACCTTTAATAAGAATACCAAATTCTACATCATCTTGGTAATCAGGATCATAGATAGTACTTTGATTATTAGGGTTTGCTGTGTATAATCCTGTAGTTAATCCACTGGATTTACGACCTTCAGTAGCAACACATACAAGAACTCCATCATAAACTTTCCATTGTTTAAAAGTGGCATCAAAAACGGTTTTCTTGTAATCTGTTTCACCCTCAAAAAATACCCATGCAAATCTCTCATCGTCGTTTACACTGTACGCCGGGTAATGTGGTGGATTAAAGAGATTAACGTTAGTAGGCGAATTCAGGGGGCGTACTATCCATTGTGATTCTTCTGTAGGTTTCCTAGGTATACCGAATGGATATCCATTTCCATTCAATGGAGGGGGCCCCCCTTGATTTGGAATATATGTATTCTTTTGAGTACCATCATAGTTCATAACAAGTACACAATCCACATATAAATCTATTGCACCCCTACTATGAGTTGTATATATTTTTTGGTTTTGTCGATCAACTGCTAATCTATTTCCTACTTTTGCATTACTAATAATTGTATATCCTGTCCAATCTCCACTTACTACTATTTGACCGGTTCCATCTAAATTAAGTACAAAAATCCCTCCCGAGTCTGTACTATTATTACTCCAGTACCCACCCCAAGCTGCATATGGTTTATAACCTGGAGATGCGATGAAAACCTTTCCTGCGGACACATCAATTGCCACTTGTCTTGCGGCTCTAGAGATGGAATCATTATATGTAGTTCCATATGGAGGGTTTAGATAACCATCCCTTTGGGGAGTTATTTTTACTTCATTTGTTCCATCTAAATCATAAACAAAAGCGGTGTTCCCCCATCTTTGACATCCAACAATCATCTTATAACCATCAGTTGAATTTCCATCAGCATCGATTGAATTTCCAAATTGTATATTAGAGGATGCTGTACTATAATAAGAATCTGATGGAACAATTCCAACTTCACCACTTCCATCATAATTGTAAGTATATACTTTCCCATATCCATTGGGTCCACCTTTTCGAGCCGTAACTATTAATTTATTATTAATAGCAATTAGAGCATAACCAAAATGATCATCTTGATTTAATACCCTATCTGATGCTTGAATTGTAGTAGGAGTTCCCCAATCACCTGGACCCTTGGGGGATCCGTCCCAATCATAAACGTAAACTATACCACCTTCTCCAGTGCGTAGCGAAGAACCACCTGAATTATAACCTCCACTAGAAGTATAACCTGATGAATTATCATGATGTCTTATAGCCCCAACAAATAATTTTTTAGATCCTAAATCGTAGGCTACAGACGTACCAAATAGTGCAAAAGACCCATTGTCCGGCGATTCCAATATACTATTAATCTTTCCGTCTTTTGTATAAATAAAAACTACTCCTGTTTTCCATCCAGTAGAACTTGTGTCTGTGGAAACAGTACTGTATCCAGGAACACCAGCAACTATAAAATCACCTTTAAAGTCAATAGACTCAAAACGATCAGTCGCCAAAAAATCGCCGTTTGAGTCGAAACTGTAATCTCGTGGTGTGGTGAATGGAATTGATCCATAATACTTTCCAAATAACTCACCCGTCTTTGGATCATTTAGTTTATTAGTATATGCAGTGCTGTTTATTGGTCTTGAATGTCCTTCAAAAGACAATTCGGATAAATTTTGCTCTGCCCTAAGGTTATTAGGAATAGATCCTCTTGAATTGATTGATTTTATTGACATCTAAGACCATAGTTTATCTGATTAATATTTATTGCTTCTGTTTATTTTTCCATAATTCATATAATTCATCATCAAGTAAGTCTTTTGCAAGATCATCAATTTCACTTTTTTTCAATTTAGATAGATCAATATCTGAACGATCCCATTTATTGAATTGATTCAAAGCAATTTTTGCCTTCTTACGATAATCTAAATCATCCGAATCATAAATGTCATTCAATATTTTTATTGATTCATCAACTTTTCCCCAATACCATCCAGAAGCTGCTTTTTCAAATAAAAGACCAATCTCTCCATCATATCCAATGTCAAATTTAAAGTCATTATCTGCATTGTCAATAAATTTCAATCCCAATGATGCAGAAATATATGCATCTTGATGATGATTTCTTTCCCTATAAAAATTACTTAAAAGAAAATATGCTTCTGGTCTTTCTGGTAAAGTGAGCATTGCATGTTGAAACAAAGTTTTAGTAGTCCAATCTCTTCCACCTTGTTTTTTATAACAATATCCACCACGAATTAGTGCCTCATATGCTAAAAAATCATCGTCTGTTCTTTCTGCACATCTAAGAAAGTATGAGAGTCCTGGTGCAGTATGACCTAGACTTTCATAACAAACTCCTAGATAAAAATTAATATCTGGATCTTCTGGATTTTGTGCATATTTGATTAGAAGTTTTTCTAGTCCTTCAATTGATTCTTTGTTGATTAATGTAACTGACATAACACCTCCAAGTTTACTTTATGACCGTTGTCTCTCCACCATTTCATTAAATACTGATTTGAAAAATAGTGTCCTAACTTTTGTCCTTGAAAAATTTCACTAGTATCACTAAAATCTTCTGGTGTAAATGTTGAATTGATTTCCTTTGTATTTTCTGTAAATATTGGAATTGTATAATTTCTACCTGGAAATGTAAATAAAATATTCTCGACTAGTGGAGTTATATCTGTATACTTAATATGTAAGTTGAAAACAACTCCTCTGGTATACTCATCTATAATTTTTTTAGCATGTTCACGAGTCATGATGTAAGCAGTTGCTCCCCAATCATCCCAATATCTTCTCCTTAAATGAACTGCTCTACTATTCTCTATATTTCCCCTGACAAACATTAATTGAACAGTATCCCATTCATCTGGAAGATGATTTATAAAATCTTCCCAAGTAAAATTCCAATACTCTGCTATATCTAAAAGAATATCATCTTCACAGAAAAATCCATAATCATCATTTGTTTGATAGTAAAAATGTTTAAGAGCTTTCAAGTGAGAAATTGCACACCCGATTGTTCCTCCATCCATTTCTGCCAAATAATTTCCAGTGAAAAGATCATTTGATTCATAAAATCTTGGTGAAAGAATAGGATGAACTCTTTTTATTCCACATTTATCAAAAGAATGTTGTAAAATTTCTCTCCTATTCTCACATTCATCTAATGAAACATAATGAACTACTGGAAAATTCTTAAATTTGTCCTTTAAACTCAAACTCATTTTTTTCTCCTTTACATAAAAAGCATTTCCCCACACTTGAGTGTGCCACCACTCAGTTTCAACTCTCTTAAATGAATAATTTTCTAAGAAAGAATCAATGTCACCTATGAGTGCATTTCCCTCATAAACTTCATCTTGATTAACTTCACAATAAAGATATTCTACAGTTTCTAATGTTTTAGTTGCACCCTTCAAGACTTCAAGTTCATAACCTTGAACATCAATTACCATGAAGTTATAATCGTAATTATAGTCATCTAATTTTGCAAGATTTACAATCTCTGTACCATCAAATACCACTTCAGGATGAGCTATAAGATGAACTTTTGGATTTAGGATAGAACTACTCTGGCAATCATTACTACTAATATTCATAGTAACTGACCTATTACCAGAACCTAAAGCAACTTTATGAATAGAAACCTTATCGGAATAATTTTGAACAGTTTGTTCTAAAACTTCAAAATTTTTCTGAAGTGGTTCAAAAAATGCAACTTTAGGAACACCATGTTGCATGTACTCATCAACTTCAGTACCATAATGTGCTCCAACATGAATGATTCCTGTTATTTCTGGTTTATATTTTTCAAAAACATTTTTAAATGATAATTGCATTATTAATCCTCCATGAATGTTTCAAGAAAAGTTTTAGGAAATCTAATCATGTATGCAGCATTGTCTTGGAATCCAAAAGTAATTAGGACATCATCTTTGTAATAGTCCATACCGACAGCAAATTCAATAGATCCCTCCAAGAAAGAAAACTGTTTAGAAACTTTAATAATTTTCCAATCTTTATCCCAAATAACAAATCTATGTCGATAAACGGCATCTTTTCTATCAGCATCACTCCTTGCTAAATGAGTTTCGTGTGTTAATGCAATATATCCATCCCCCCACTTTAAAACTTGAGATCCTCCACGAAGATCAATACACCCAAAATCTTTCCAGTCTGTTAATGATACAGTCTCGCAAGTTTCTTTTTCAATATCATATTTTACAACTTCTGTTGAGTTCGTCCACTTTACATAATGATATGGAAGATCCTTAATTGGCATCCAATTCTTTTCGCAATAAGAATCATTGGCACCAGGAGCAGGAATTCTATGTCTTGATATTTCTTTTATACCATCGTCAGAAATTTGAAGTTCTGACAATTCCATTCTACCAGTTCCAATATTGTCAATATCTCTTCTAACCCCAGTAATATAAAGTTTGTCGTCCCAACGAACAATTCTTGCATCTTCTAATCCAACAAACTCCCATAAGGGAGTTTTATCCAATTTAGAAGTATCGACACGGGAGTATGTCTTCATTTTCATGTCATCATCATATCCACAAAGAATATTATTTGTTCTAAGATGACAATCATTTTCGGGGTGAATATAAACTAAAGGTCCCCAGTGGTGCTCATATTTTTTCTTTTCGGCATGATATAATGTATAGCTAATATTTCTAATATTAACTAAAATTTTATCATTTTTATCTACAAATACTGATGGATTTGTAAGTCCAGGACCTTTTAGATAGTCAGATGGAAATAGAAGAGGATGAATTGTTCCACCCTCCTCTACTATTTGATTGACAAAGTTCTTCATCAAAAAACCAAAACATATGAATCATTATGCTATATGTAGGTAGGTTTTATGCCTGCGATTCTGACCAAGAAAGTCTAGACGCAACCTGGAATGATGAAGTAGAGTCAATTTCAGAAGTGTTAATTACATTACATGCAACAGTAAGTATATCTGGTCCATCAGGATATACACCGTTTCCACCAAGAATAGAATTGCCTAAATCAACCAAAGAAGAAAGATCAAATGCGTTTGAAGAAACAAATCGTCTTCCATTTGAATCTTCTGTACCACCAGAAGCACGGAAAGAGTAAATAACTGTTCCTCCACTTATAGTATCTCCAGATGAGTGATCGACATATTGAGTAAGTGATGGTGATCCGATATTCTGATAAGCGATGTTACTTAAATTTCCATTCAAAATCACACTAATATTTGCATCATGAGATACAGATATTCCAAGTTCCTTTAACTTTAATTGCATTCGGTTAATAATATCCCTTTCACCCAACTCTCCAATCAGATTATTATCGACGGAGGGAGCAAGTCTAACACTAATCAGTGGAATATTTGAATTCAAATCAACATCAGTTGCACCAACAGTTTCTGCACCAATATTAACGGTTTCTCCTGAAGCAACAGATGGATATACTGCGGGGGCACTATATCCACTACCTACAAAAACATAAACATAGAAATCAGTACCGCCACCAGTTTGTGTGAAAGATACAACGTCTCCACTTAATTCTTGATCTGAAGTGTAAAGTGGAATACCTGTAGAGAATTTAGATGCATCTGAAGATGCAAATTGTAATTGAACATAATATTGTTTGAAGAATCCACGTCCAGTTGAAACAAGTGTAGAAGCTCCTGTAGTTGTTGCAGTATCAGCGTCACCATTAGTGAACGTAAGAGATTTTCCTGATGCAGTGAATAAGTAACTATCATCATTATCAAATCCACCATCCATAATAATTGATGTTCCCCAGTGGAATAGTGATGGGACAAAAGTAGGAATTCCATTATTAAATGCTTCATATCTTGCAGGAACATTACCAGTTCTCATATATGCTTCATTCAATCTATTATTATGAATGAATTGATGAGTATACTTAACATGACCGACACTATCCTTGAATCCAAAACGAATTTTTCCAGCACCATACCAAGAATAGTCCATATATGCCATTTGGATTTTATTAATATCCAATATATAACCAGATGGTCCAGTTCCATCCGACTTATCAATATTCCAATCAGACTGTTTGACTCTAGTATCTACAGTTCTGGTTACAACTGCACCACTTGTCGTCGTTCCTCTATATGAAGGTTGGACATGAAGTACAGTATCGCTTTCAATACTTATAACTTTATAACTTTGCCCACGAATGACGATAGAATCTTTTACTTTCAACTGTTTAGTAAAAACAGTATTAGTTCCAGTAACTATATTTGAATCATTAACGACATTTGAAACGCCAGACAATTGTTGAACAGAGGATCTCCTTACACAAAATAAATCTTTTCCATCGTATTCAAAGAAGAACCCATTTTGATAATCAAATAATCCAGCACGAATTCCTGCATTCTTATAACTTGCAATATGGTATTCAACATACCCTTCGGGATTTGATACTGCTACTGTACCTCCAGAAGTATATGAAAATGTAAAGTCGGTAGAGGAAGTGATTAGATAAGTTCCATTATATGCATTAGATATGTCTACATGAGTTACAGCATTTGAAGCAATTGCTGTAACAGTATGAGATGATGTGTTTGTGGAAGTACCAACGTCAACAGTGATAGTATTAGTTGTTTTTGATCGAATCGTTAATCTTGTTTCATTACCAGCTGGATCAGTAGATCTTGGGTATAAGTGATCAGTTGCATAACTATCCTTTGCACATTGAAGTGTAAATGATTCGTATGCTAAGTAAATTTCTTCTCCAACTGAGAATCCATGAGAATTTATTGTTATTGTAAGTAAACCGGTGATTGGATCATAAGTAGCACTTGATGGTGTATACTGAATATGCTCCTCTGCACCTTTAATTGTAACCGTATTTCCTGCAACAAGACCATGAGGATACTCTGTTGTCATTACAATATTAGATCCACTTCCAGATGCTGATCTTATTTGTCTTGATGGATTAAAGTTGATTGCCATCGAGCACTGAATTCCCTTACCAGACTGATATCTAAAATATTTTCTAGTCTGTCTAACAATAGAAGAATCTGGAGATTTTCCTGCTGTAATATCAACACCACCATCAAATGGTCTATGTAAGAATTCTCCGTCAGATCTTACGTTAATCTTAGTATCTACAAAATAATTTTTATTGGTTATAGCAAATCCAACTGGACTGGATAATGTAACAGTTGTATCATTGACAATTGTTAAAATGTCTCTACTTATAAAATTATTTACAGTAGATCCTTCACTTTCTATTGTAAATAAATCTCCAGGTTTAAATGTTGTTGTAAATTTACTAGATGATCCTGTAACAATTGCAGTACTATCGTTTGCTACACTCACTAATCCAATGCCAGAAACTGTACCATTAATAGAGTATACTTTAATATTATAAGATCCACTACCTGCTGGTGCTGCACTAATAGCATTTGTACCGGTTTCAGCATCAGAAATAGTAGATCCTAATCTAATATGCAAAGAATCCTCCACAATTGCATAATACTCTGTTGAATTAGATAGTCCTCCTATTGAAGATCCACTTACTAAATTGAAAGTTACTTTTTGACCTTGTTGAGTTCCATGTCCAGTTGGAAATTTGAGGTAGAAATCACCGTTAAAACTAATTACCTCAGAATTGGTAAACGTTAAGGTTCTGGGGGCAAATGTATTGTCAGAATTGATACTAAATGTATTGTCAGTTGTTGAGTTTATTGTATAATAATTATCCAATACTCCTGTGACAGTATTAGTTTCTATATTGATTGGACCAGTTCCAGAATTAGAGAATTTATATTCCTTTCCAATATTTTCATCGGTTTCTAAACGTATTCTATTGCCAGAATCAATAATCGATCTAACAGTGTTGATTCCAGATGGATTTGACCAGGGAGGATCGCTCAGAGTAGATTTAATATCTGTCATGATTGCTTGTGCAACCTGAGAATAGGTATACTTAGTACCAGTACTGGTGGTGTTATTAAATGTATATGGTTTTATTCCTCCGTTTAATGGATCTCCCATATACGGAATAAGAATCTCTACCCGCCAATGATCACTATGATAGCTATAGTCATTGATGTGTAATGCTAAACTGGGACCAACATTTCGGAAATTCCATGAAGTGCTGTTGCTACTATACCAGTTAGTCCAACCAGTATTCTGAATGGTGAGGTTCATATGCATATATCCCATCCAAGCGCGGTTGCCACTATAGAATTTGGGGGGATATTTCACTACAGCATACTTATATCTCCAACCATTAGTATCATTGATCCACGAACTGGTGAAAGGGATGGCAGTGTTACCATAATTATAATTGACATATTTGGATTGGTATGAATAATTATACTCACGAATATAAGTATCTCCGGAAGGCCGTTTAATTTCTCTCACCGTCAAAAGATATGGGACAAAAGAATTATCAACGTATGGTGTTGATTGTAAGTGAATTGTTCCAGATGCGTTAGTGGATCCACTAAGATAATACTGTCCTATATTAACAGGTTGCCCTGTATATAATGTACTATTACCTTCACCATACATGTTCCAACTGTAGCTGCTGCTGCTGGTGTTGGTGCGACTCTGACTGTTGCTGTAGTCGCCATATGACAGTGATTGTACGTGTCCACCAGCATCTGCGTAACCGGGAATTTGCATTGTGTACAAATTCTGAAAATTATTATAAAAAGCTCTATTAGGATCACCACCTGAAATACTACTCTTCATATAGAAGAGTCCATTTTGATATGTGGACGCTAAATTGGTGATAATATCATTTAGTGTTCCATTTACACTATTGTAAACTGAATTTATTGAACTTGTACCTGATGGTTCAACTATTCCTGTTTCTAAAGTGGGAAGAGTTCCACCACTTCCAGGTGAAATGTATACTTGTTGACCTGTATATAAATTATGTGATGGGATGTATAAGGTATCAGTTGTTGGATCAATTGTTGTAGTTCCATCTGCAGCTGCAGATGATGTATTGGTTAATACAAATTCCTGTTTTCCTACACTGTTGGTAATATAAAGGCTAGTTGATGTGGATAGACCATGTTTAGATTCTGTTTCAACTGATAAAACAGATTGAGCTGCCCCATCAGTTTCAATTCCTTTATTGCGATTAAATTTAATATCTGATGAAGAAAAGAATGCACCAGGAATAATAGTTGTATATGCTGTTTTTATGTTTTGTGCTGCATTTTGAGATCCACCTGCTCTATATTTAAATTCTGTGGTAGATGGAACTGCTGTGATTAAATATTTTCCATCTGCAGTTTTAGATCCAGTTCCCCTAACTTCAATTGGATCTCCAACAGATAAATTATGGGCAATAGAAGTGCTGACAGTTATACTGTCAGAATTTAAAATAGTTTGTATTACATTAATTCCACCAATAGAAGTAGCAGAATCTCTTGCATAAACAGAAGGAATATTATTTACAAGTTCTAGAGTTTCCCACTTAGAAGATTGTAGTCCATATTCAAAGTCAGTATCAATTAAGTTTTCTGGATTAGAAACTCTAAATTTATTTACTGGATCTAATAAAGATTCTCCAGCATCAATTTTAGTATCTCCAGCATCATCAAGTAAAATTTGCAATTCATCACTATCACTCATTGTGGTAGTGTCATATTCTAAAGTAATTGTTGTTTTATTTAAGAATTCATTATATGCAACTGATCCACCAGAACTGGCATCGGCAAAATTGTATATAATTGCTCCATCAGTAACATTAGTGATCAGAATTAACTGTCTAAGAGTAAAATTTCCTTCAATATCAACTGTTTTCTCTGAAGCGTCAAAGGTATAGTTATATACAAGTTTCTTTGCCATTTATAAGACCACGAATCTTTTTATAGTATTTTTATTTATTTAATCACAATGCTGCTGCTAAAGCAATTGCAAGTGCATTTGTTACACCACCAGCAGCACCTGATGTACCTTGAGTACCTTGAGATTCTCCAGCTTGTCCTTGAGTTCCAGATCCTTCTGGTCCTTGAACTCCTTGAGGTCCTACAATACCTATAGAACCTTGAGCACCATCTATTCCAGCAGATCCTGTTCCTTGAACACCCTGAACACTTTCTCCTTGAAGACCTTGAGAACCTTGAGGACCGACAACTGTTGAATCAGCACCTATTTGACCCTGTTGTCCTTGAACACCTAAAGCACCTTGAACACCTAAAGCACCTTGAGGTCCAACAACTGTTGAATCAGCACCTATTTGTCCTTGAACACCTAACGTACCTTGAGAACCTAAAGCACCTTGAGTTCCTTGTGCGGAACCTGCTGGTCCTTGAACAGAAGCACCTTGAACACCTTGAACACCTAAACCTTGAGAACCTTGAGTACCTTGAACACCTTGAGTTGCTCTTCCGACATTCCATCCAAGTTCATCACTGTTCGCCCATTGCCAAGTACTATGACCATTATCTTTATGATAACCTCCTGTATAAGCACAAGTGTATCGTTTTCCGTTTCCACCAGCACTGATGATGTTAGAGCTGTTTGAAATAAAGAAGTAGTCAGTGCCTAGAGAAGATGTAATAGCTAAATCTGTATTGTAAATAGTTTTATGTGAATAAGTAGTCCCATCAATATCTGTGATTGAAATTCCAATGGTTATACTACTACTACTGCTAGAAGGAACAGTAGTATTACTAACTTCTAGTTTTCCTGAAGCAATACCATTATAAACATTGGTACTTGAATTGTCATATTCAAATTGTATACCAATAGATCCGACTCCACCTTGAGAACCTTGAGTTCCAGAACCTTGAGTACCTTGTGCGGAACCTGCTGGTCCTTGAATAGAAGTACCTTGAACACCTTGAACACCTAACGTACCTTGAGGTCCAACAACTGTTGAATCGGCACCTGTTTGTCCTTGTTGTCCTTGAACACCTTGAACACCCAACGTACCTTGAGGACCAACAACTGTTGAATCAGCACCTGTTTGTCCTTGTTGCCCTTGAGTACCTAACGCACCTTGAGTTCCAGATCCTTGTGTTCCTTGTGTTCCTTGAGCAGATCCAGCAGGTCCTTGAATAGAAGTACCTTGAGCACCTTGAGAACCTTGAGGACCGACAACTGTTGAATCGGCACCTATTTGACCTTGTTGCCCTTGAGTACCTAACGCACCTTGAGTTCCAGATCCTTGTGTTCCTTGCGTACCTTGTGCGGAACCAGCTGGTCCTTGTAGACCTAATGTACCTTGAGCACCTAACGTACCTTGGGGTCCAACAACTGTTGAATCAGCACCTATTTGTCCTCTTTGTCCTTGAACACCTTGAGAACCTAAACCTTGTGATCCTTGTGTTCCTTGTGTTCCTTGAGCAGATCCAGCAGGTCCTTGAATAGAAGTACCTTGAGCACCTTGAGAACCTTGAGGTCCAACAACTGTTGAATCAGCACCTATTTGTCCTCTTTGTCCTTGAACACCTTGAGAACCTAAACCTTGTGATCCTTGTGATCCTTGAGTACCTTGTGAGGAACCAGCTGGTCCTTGAATACCTGTACCAACTATACCTTGAGAACCTTGAGGACCGACAACTGTTGAATCGGCACCTATTTGTCCTCTTTGTCCTTGAACACCTTGAGAACCTAAACCTTGTGATCCTTGTGATCCTTGCGTACCTTGGGAAGAACCAGCAGGTCCTTGAATAGAAGTACCTTGAACACCTTGAGATCCAGATCCTTGTGATCCTTGCGTACCTTGGGAAGAACCTGCTGGTCCTTGAACAGATTCCCCCTGAAGTCCTTGAGAACCTTGAGTTGCTTGTGTTCCTTGAGTTCCTTGAGCAGATCCAGCAGGTCCTTGAGCACCTGCACCAATTATACCTTGAGAACCACCAGAACCTTGAACACCCTGAGCAGATCCAGCAGGTCCTTGAGCACCTGCACCAATTATACCTTGAGAACCACCAGAACCTTGGACACCTTGGGAAGAACCAGCAGGTCCTTGAATACCTGTACCAAATATACCTTGAGAACCACCAGAACCTTGGACACCCTGAGCAGATCCAGCAGGTCCTTGAATACCTGTGCCAACTATACCTTGAGCACCTTGAGTACCCTGAGCAATAGTTGCTGAGAATGTTATTGCTTTTGTGGTAGTAATACCAGAAATAATACTTGGACTGGTAGTAACTGCAATACCTGGTCCTGCAATAATTTTAAGTGGTTCTTCACCATCTGCTTTTAATGAATCTTCACCATCAATAAACCAAGGGTTGAAAGTAGATCCAAGGTCAACAAAAACTTCACCACTACCATTGTCAGTAATATTAAATCCACTATTATTATCAAATATAATTGTGTTTACATCTTCTACAGGAGTATTTGCATCACTCCCACCATTACCAAGAGTATTTTTAACTGTAAGAGCTGATCCCCCACCACCACCTTCAAAGAATATTTCTGCTGCTCCTGTTCCAGAGTTAAAAGTAGCAGTAGATACACCAGCACCTTTTAATACAAGAGATGTTGCATTTCCTAAAGACGCACCCTCAGTAGAAATAGCTATAGTATTACTACCTTGAGAACCTGTTTGACCTTGTTGTCCTTGAACAGATTCACCTTGAAGACCTTGAGCACCTTGAGGTCCAACAACTGTTGAATCAGCACCTGTTTGGCCTTGTTCTCCTTGAACACCTAAAGCACCTTGAACACCTAACGTACCTTGAGGACCGGCAACTGTTGAATCAGCACCTGTTTGGCCTTGTTCTCCTTGAACACCTAAAGCACCTTGAGTACCTTGAGATGATGGAGTTCCTTGAATACCTTGAACACCTTGAACAGATTCACCTTGAAGACCTTGTGAACCTTGAGCACCCTGAAGTCCCTGAAGACCTTGTGCTCCTTGAACACCCTGAACACTTTCTCCTTGAAGACCTTGAGAACCTTGAGTACCTTGGACACCCTGAGTTCCAGAACCCTGAACACCTTGAACAGATTCACCTTGAAGACCTTGTGAACCTTGAGTACCCTGAGATGATGGAGTTCCTTGAATACCCTGAAGACCTTGTGCTCCTTGTAATCCTTGAGTACCTTGAGATGATGGAGTTCCTTGAATACCCTGAAGACCTTGTGCTCCTTGAGTACCTTGAAGAGAGTCTGCGTTAAGGGTTTTAATTGTAACTTCACCACCCATTCCTTGGTGATATTCGCATCTATAATATAAAGTATCAGGTGCGTCTGCTGGTACAATAAAAACTACTGTTCCACTATCGTTTCCATCTCCAGTGACACCAGTAGTGTATACATTTAAAAAATCATATGATCCAGAATTATCTGTAGTTTGGAAATGCCAAGGATGGCCAGATACAGATCCTTGGAGATCAAAAACATACTTTTGACCTCTGATCAAATAAAGAGTATCTTGCTTTACATTATCAAGATAATATTTGTTTCCTACACCATCGAATGCAACTGTAACTGTATAGGTTCTTGCAATGAATAAGTCACCAGATTGACCTTGAACTCCCAGAAGACCTTGAATACCCTGTTGTCCTTGTACTCCCTGTTGACCCTGAGTTCCCTGTTGACCCTGAGTTCCTTGTAAACCCTGTAAACCTTGAGAACCTTGTGTTCCCTGTTGACCTTGAGTTCCCTGTAATCCTTGGGATCCTTGAGCACCTTGTACTCCCTGAGTGCCTTGTAGACCTTGAGTACCTTGTGGACCTTGAGTACCTTGAGTACCTTGAGATGATGGGGTTCCTTGAATACCCTGAAGACCTTGAGTACCTTGTAATCCTTGAAGACCTTGAGTACCTTGTAATCCTTGAAGACCTTGTGAACCTTGAGTACCTTGTGGACCAGAATCTCCCTTATCACCAGTTCTTGCAAAAGTGATAATTAAATCTTCACTATTGGTAAATGATGTTGCACTACCAGAAACATATGAACAAGAAACTTCAAAATAACCAGTTTGTTCTGTTAAAGAGGTGATAGTAAACAGAGCAAAATCTGAAGCATCTAAACGATTTGATACTCTAAAATGTCCTTTGATTGTTGATGATGAATCATCAATTGTTCTTAAATATGTTTGAATATCTGTGGCATCAGTATCTTCATCATCAATATTAAGTATGGTTGCTAATGATAAAGTTGCGTTATTAAATCCTAGATTACCTGAACCAGGATCTCCTGTTGTTGAATTTGTAAATGTAAATGCAAAAGTTGCTCCACCAAAATTTCCTTCAGTACCTTGAGATCCCTGAAGACCTTGTGATCCTTGAGTTCCTTGAACACCCTGAACAGATTCCCCCTGAAGACCTTGAGAACCTTGAGTTCCTTGAGTTCCTTGAGTACCCTGAAGACCTTGAGAACCTTGAGTACCCTGAAGTCCCTGAAGACCTTGAGAACCTTGAGAACCTTGAGTTCCTTGAGTACCCTGAAGACCTTGAGAACCTTGAGTACCCTGAAGTCCCTGAAGACCTTGAGAACCTTGAGTACCCTGAAGTCCCTGAAGACCTTGAGAACCTTGAGTTCCTTGAGTTCCTTGAACAGATTCACCTTGAAGACCTTGTGAACCTTGAGGACCCTGAAGTCCCTGAAGACCTTGTGTTCCCTGAACACCCTGAACAGATTCCCCTTGAAGTCCTTGAGAACCTTGAGTTCCTTGAGTTCCTTGAGTGCCCTGAAGACCTTGAAGTCCCTGCAATCCTTGAGCACCTTGTATTGAAGGAGACCAAGATACTTTACCTTCAGATCCAGTAGCAGTTAATATAGAATTAGCAGCACCAACATTTCCATTAGAATCATATACATCAACTTCTAATCTTATTGGCTCTTTACCGTTATATCCCATTACTTATTACCTCAGGTTTGCTCTAATACGCTGACCATAATATCAACAGAATTCAATGTATTTGAAACTGCTCTTATTTTATCTCCAGTTTCTAAAATAATTTTTCCCGTGTCTGAAAGAGTATATGCTCCCCCATCATATAATTTTACGTTCCTAACAAGATATACATCATCTTCCGAAACATCTGCTTTATCTACCAATACATCTGCATATGTTATTCCAGTACCTAATCTATTCGTCAAAACAATACCAATAACTGTTGCTGTGGTTCCACCGGCAACAGTATAAACATCTACTGTAGATGTACTTACAGATGATTTTGTATAACTTTTGAATGCGTTTGCCATTTCTTACCCTAGAGCGATTGCAAGTGCGATTGCCTCATCACTAGCACTTTGAAGGACACTGGTTCCATTAATTTGTACGTCCGTAGTGCTATTTATAGAACCTGAAACTATCAATGATTCAAGAGTTCCAACTGAAGTTAATGATGATTGTGTAACTCCAGATCCCAATGTTGTACCAGTTAAAACATCAGTTCCATTAATTTTATATGATTTGGTTGCTGCAATATCTATATTTTCTGAGAATGTCCAAGAGTCTGTAGAATCTGCCCAATTGATGGTTTTATTTCCATCACCAGATTCGAGTGTAATACCACCACCATCTGCAGCTGCATCATTAATCGCTCCAGAAGCGAGAACAATATTTTTATCATCAAGTGTAATGGATGTAGAATTGATTGTGGTTTGAGTTCCATCAACTTGAAGATCACCTTTAATAACAACTGTTCCAGTATTATCTCCAACTCCAGCTGGATCAATAATAATTTCAGCAGGACCAGTAATTGTGCTTACGCCAATACCAATACCATTTGGACCAGTATTTAATTCTGATGATGTTACAATACCAGTAACATTTAAATTTCCAGTGACATTTGTTTCTGATGAACCACCTGGATCGATTGTAATGTCACCTGCAGTAGAAGAAAATGTATTTGCTGCTAATTGTAAGTTTCCTACAGTTAAACTTGTTGGAGATAATACAGATTGATTAGATCCACCATCAGTAACGGTTAGATTGCCAGTTGTTTCTAAGTTATATGTTGTTGCAGCAAATGAAACACTTCCAGTTTCCTGACTGACAATAAATGCGTCACCAACTCTAAAGTCTCCAGATTGATCAATACTTACAAAAGAAACTTGACCATCATTAGACTCAACAACCTCATTTGCTTGAATTGTTAATGTGTCATCGTTTGAAAAATCTTTTCCAGAACCAACGTGATTAAAGTTAGTTGCAAAGAGTCTTAATTTTACTCCAATTCCATCAGCAACAACACCTTGAGATCCATATTCAACAGCACAACCAACTGAACGCATTTCTGCGCCGAATTTAGTATAATCTGCAAGATTAATTGCACTTGCAATACCTGTTTGAGTTACTCCATCAGATTGATAGAACTTAACATCTTGAGTTGCTCCAACTCCTACAGTAAATGTTCCATGACCTTTACCATTAATTTCTGCATATGGACTCGTATAAGATGTAATTGTTCCGACAGCAACAACTGTTCCTCCATTATTGCGTAGTTTTACAACATCATTGATTGATGGTGTTACACTTGGATTATTAAATTTCAATCTTACGTTGGCAGTCCCTGCAATACCAACCGTTCCAGAAGTTCCAACAATTGCTTGTGATGCAAAGTAATGGAAGCAATTTAAGTATTCTGCCCTTGCACCATTGGTGAGTGTTATACCGGCATTATTTGGCGTAAAGAATGTTACTTCATTGAAGAGCATTCCTGCTTCTAATGAATTTGAAGAGACTTTAGATCCGTCAACTAATGCACCACGACCAGCAACATATGTGGTTGGTGGATTATCTGCAGTATCATATCCATAAGGATCTGTTGTTGAAGTTACAGATCCTTTATTTAAAACAGTAACTCTCTGAACATATGGAGACCTAGTTGTGATTGCAATACCAGTTGCATAAGAAAATGCATATCCAGTATCTGTCGTTGAATTATAAAATGAATCTTTAATTGTAAAGTCTTCAATTGTCGATATATCGTTTAATAATAAAATGTTGTTTGTTTTTGTTGCATCTGTTGGTTTAATTGTAGTTGATCTTAAACCAGAACCCTTAAGAGTAACACCTCTTGGGATAGTTAATGGGCAAGTTTCTTCAAATACACCTGCACTAACATTAATAATATCTCCATTAGTTGCAACACTTAATGCCTGCTCAATAGTAAGGAATGGTTTATTAATATTATCGCCATCATTGGAATTATTTCCACTTTCAGCAACATAATAAGTATTACCAAGAGGAGTTAAGTCAATATCAACAGAACCACTTATATCCAGTGATGTTGCTGTTATAATTCCAGTAATATTGAGATTATCTGCTGATAATCCTGCGCTATGTAAAGAACTAGATCCAATATCAAAACCACCATTATGAATTGAACTACTGCCAACATCAATACCAGTTGCATGAACTGTTGATATGCCAATATTAAAACCAGTATTACTTACTGTTGATATTCCACCGACTGTAATATTATCATTTGGACCATCAAATATAATTGAACTGGTTCCAACTGTTAGTATGCCAGTGACTCTTGCATCACCTTGAACAACTAAATCTTCAGTGAATGTTGTAGCAGCACCAATCTTTGCAGTTGTTGTTGAAGTTACTCCACTGACTAGAATTCCATCATTAGTAGTTTCAATCTTCTTAGAATTATCATAATAAAGTTCTGATGCACCATCTACATTAAATCTTGCATATCTCTCAGTTCCTGCAGAATTCTCAAGTTCTATACTTGTAGATCCTCTAAGGAACATACTTCCAACGCCTACATCAACAATGTAAGAATTTAATCCATCATTATAAATTTGAAGATCATTTAATGTACCTAGATTAATCCTATCATCATTACCGAAGAAAACATCATCTTGGAAAGTTACTATCCCAGAAATTCTTACGTCATCTAATTCAGTATGCCCATCAACATCTAAACTGCCACTTACATTAACGTCTGTGAAAGTTGAAACTCCTGTGATTGCAACTCCACCACTAGCACGAATATTACTAAACTCTACATCGTTTTGGAAAGTTGAAATTCCAGATACTCTAAGATTATCTAATTCAGTATGTCCATTAACATCTAATTCTGTAAGAGTACCAAGATTTGTTAGTGATGAATTAACTACACCTGAACCAATCGTAGTTGAATTTAAAACACTGGTATTATTAATTTTATATTCTTTACCAGAAGCAACGTTTAAGTTCTCAGAAGAACCCAGATTGTCACCTGTTGATTCAAATTGGAATGTCTTATTACCTTCTCCAGAAACAACAGTAATGCCACCACCATCTGCAGCTGCATCATTAGCAGCACCTGTACCAAGTTCAAGATTTTTATCATCAACAGTAACTGTTGTTGAATTAACAATAGTCTGTGTACCATCAACTTGAAGATCACCTTTAATAACAACTGTTCCAGTATTATCTCCAACTCCAGATGGATCAATATTTAATGTTGCCGGACCTGAAATTGTATCACTAGTAATTCGAATAGCAGATCCTTCTGCTCCAGTATGAAATTGTGTTGCAGTAGCTAAACCAGATACATTTAAGTTTTCTAGTTCGGTATGACCATCTACATCCAGATTTTGACTTACATTTAAATCTGTAGTTAAAGTGACAACATCAGTAAAAGTTGAAACCCCATAAACATATACTGTATTTAAATCAGTATGTCCATCTACAACTACGTTTCTAGTTACGTTTAAATCTTGCCCAATAGTTACATCGTCAGGTAATCCAATTTGCGGTATAGAACCTTCTCCTGTTCCACTAGTAACCTCAATTTCATTTGTAGTCCCAGTAATAGACTGTACATAGTCACCAGTAGTATCAGTTCCCAATCCAACACTATTGGGTTGAATAGTCGCTGCTAAAGATACATTACCTGTCCCATCAAAACTGATTGCAGATGCAACAACATCCCCAGTCAATTCAAATGTTCTAGAATTTAATAATGCTGTTGCAGTGCCAGCATTGCCAGTCAAATCTCCCGTAAATGTGGTGGCAGTAATTGCGCCAGAAACATTTACATTATCTAATTCAGTGTGCCCATCAACATCTAAATTTGTAGTTAAACTAACATCACCAGCAAAAGTTGATACACCGGATACATTTAAATTGTCAGTATCAGTTGTTCCAACAACAGAAATACCACTAGAACTTGTATTAAGTCTATTACTTCCATCAAAATATAAAACTACACTAGAATCATCTAGAGCTGCTATTGAATTTTCTCCAGATTTTGCCTGGATATAAATATCGCCACCGTGATCTGTGATCGTATTATTTCTAATATACAATCTACCAGAACTTATATCAATATAACTGTTTGTTCCATTACTATAGATACTTAATTCTTCACTTGTTCCAAAATTAAGTTCTTGATTATCATTAAACCTAGCATTACTTGTAAATACAACATTATTATTAAATGTAACAATACCAGTTACATTGAGACTACCATTAGCAGCATTTATTCCACTGAAAGATAAATTACCCTCACCATCAGTGATGAGAATATTTCCATAAGAACCATCTGTTCCAGGAAGAGTATATGTTGTAATTCCTGATAAAGATCCAGGTGCCTGTAGAGTTAAAAATGCAGAACCATTATCAGAACCTTCAACCAGGTTAATTCCACTACCTGTTGTCCCTGATTCTCTTATCCAATATCTATGAGATCCAAAAAACTTATTACCACTTGTAGTGGAATTTAAACCAATATAAAGTTCATTTGTATCGAGAGTAAATGCTGGCTCTCCTGGTTGAAGTGCAGGTAAATTCGCATAATTACCTCTTTTAAACCGAATCGGAACTGCCATCTCTTACTTTAACAGAAAAAACTTTTATATCAAAGTGCTAAAACAAGCCACCATCAATACTATTATTAGTAAAATTATTTAGGTCTATATTATTGGCGATAAACTCTACAAAATCTTCTGGTAATTCTATAACTTCTAAAAATTGATCTACTGAATCATTTTTAAAATTATTATCTGTAGAGTTGTATTGTATTGTTGAGTTATTATTTACTGCTTTAAATTTAGTGTCATTAAAATCTTGAATACGTGATGCCATTAGAAAGTCCCCCCATCAATATCAGGGATAATTCCATCAAAAGTGAGTTGATTTTCTATATTTGTTATAAATCCGTCAGGAAGACTATCATCTTGAATAGATTCTAAAAGAAGATCATCTGCAGTTTTTAGATTAAATTTGCCTGTAGAATCATTATATGCAACAAATCTTCCATCTTGGACTGAATTTAA